GTTTGCCCTGCGATTACTGGTTAACATAGTTACCATGATATCGGATTTTAATCCTTTACCAGTGATGATTGGATTAGACTGTATTTCTTTATATTCTGAGAAATACAGTTTACCCGTGCCTCTTAACCAATCATGGATTTCCATATAGTTTTGTAAATCCTCATCCACCTTGAATGTAATATCAAGTTTATCATAGATAAGATGATCGCCTGTTGCCGGAATGTTTACAAATGGTGTGGATTGGTTTGATATCTGTTGTGAAAATCCTGGTATATTAACTTTCTGTACAAAAAAATTAACGTGTGGCGCTCGCTTTAACTGAAATTTATAGTTAATTGGCGAAATAAAATTTACGTTTGTTACATCATCTACCATGAAATAAAATTACCTTTTGTTATACATTCTATGTCTGGCGTCTTTATATGCTTTTTGTACATCTACATCATATCCATGGTCGCGGGCAACAATATGATTGGAACCATCGGGATGTTCCCATACACCTAAATTCTTTCTGCTTCTATAATCATGGGTTGGGTTGCCACTCATATTATGATATTCATGAAACTTCTGAACCAATGGATGTTCATCAATTTTATCCAAATGATGTTCTCTACTTTCTAATCCAGCCCAATATCTGCCATTATTTTTATTATGTTCTCTATCCAGGGCATCACTAAAATCTTCGTGTGAAATACCCTTGGGAAATTCCTTTGTCTTGGTTATACTTCTAAATTCACCGGCTTTAATGTCTCTGGCATGACCAATATGTGACCAATGATGATGTTCCTTATCATGGTCAATAAGTGGTGGAAAAATACCACTTTCCTTATTATCTGTATAATGATCTTTATGGGTAGAATCTTGCTTTAACATTCTATAATTATGATTTACATAATGATCACCGTTTTCTGCATAATTCTGCATTTGACCAAGAGTATGTCCATGATGACTATCTTTATTATGATGCTTATCTAGTGTAGAACGAATTGCAACTTTTGTTCCCGTTTCCAGACTGGATGGCTTACCATTTAGCATAATAGGCGTTCTGGTATGATGTTTTAGATATGCTCTAGATGAACCCTTGGGCATATTACCCTCAATACCAGTATGTTCACCACGGCTTGTCAAATCCTTAATCTTATTGGCGATTTCAGTTTGCTTGGCGTTTCTCGTTCTGTCTTTTTCAATAATAGATTTAATTTCTGGATGTAGATTTTCTATAATAAGATTGCTAAGGAATGATTTGAAGTTATATACAGTCATTATTATAAGGTTCCGTTTGAATAAAAAAGGTTGAGGATATTGATATTTATCATAATAGAACATATAATAAAAAGTAACAAAAAGGATTTTTTATATGACAGTAAAAACATTATCTTTTATGAATTTTTTTATGAAGAAAATAACCCATAATACAATCAATGCGGAAGATCATCCTGATTACAAAAAAAGATCAGCGGATGAGGTAGGATTACATTCACACGAAAATGTGAAAAGAGCATTGGAAACTGATACTACATCCAAGAAAATTATGGCTAAAAATGATAACCCTAAAAAAGGCGATCTTGTTGGTGCCAGATTGAACCTGAATGTAAGAAAAAACACTGGTGTTCCTGTTTTAACATTACATAAAGGAACTAATAAATCTGGTTATAAAAAAAATAAAGGATTTTATGGTGGTAAAGCGAGAGCGTATCAACATACTGTAAATTTACATCATGCACATTTTAATGTAAATCAAACAGCAAGAAGTCAGATTGCTACTGGACAAAAACCAAAATTCAATATGGCATCCGTGGATGGCCATTATTCAGACGACAAACCTAGTTTTGATGGTGTGGAAGCTAGATTTAATCCAAAGAGACATCATCTTTTTGTAGATTCCAGAGGACATGCAATTAGATCAGCAGAACATGTCACATTACATGGTGATAGAGCATATTTAAGAGGTAAGATAGAATATCACACCCCACATACCACACCCAAAAAGGTGGATGACGGTACATCAACAGAAACAAAATTTAAATAAAAAAAGGGGAGAACCTAAGTCCTCCCCCGAGTTTTACATCTTTAGTTTTTATTCTTACTTACAATCATACTCTCTCTTAGTGTTAAATGTATTTATATAAAGAAATACTCCTAGAAAGTAAATCCTAGGAGTATTCATATGTTACTATTTTTAGATAATGGTCAATAATCTAAGAAAGTATGTCTTTTACATCAAATTAGTTACAATAATTCTTCTGTAATAAACATTGCTGTTGATTGTCAAGGCACCCGAACCAGCAGTAGCGCCGCCAGCAAACGGATTGGCAACCATACCATAACGAGTCTTGAAACCAATCTTGGGCTGGAATGTCTGCTGATCTATAGCACGGACCATCTGTAGAGGGACATATGGACAATAGAACAATCCGGCATCAAAAGCACTTGAGCCCTTAAAACCAATGGTCATGTAGTTACCACCAATGGCATACGGATCAATATAAACTTTAATTCTACCATTTAGAACACCAGCGAAAGTATTACCGGTATCGTCAACAGTCAAATTGTTATTTGAATTCAAGGCTGGCGCATAATCAAGAACACCAGCAGCAACTAGAGCAGATGCAACATCTGATGAACAGATTGCGATGTTACCCTTACTTCTACGAGTCTGACGCGCAATGACGTTAGATTCACGATCTAGCTGAAACATCAAACCCTTGAACTTTTCAACCATCCAACGACCATTTGAATCTGTATCTAGATCGAATACGCCAGGAGTTGTTACGTTATCTTGTGCGCCAGGAACGGCTGTAATGTTGATTGTACGCACAACTTCACGATTAATTTCAGCAAGCATTTCAGCCGAAAGAATGTTTGACAATTCTGTTTCGGCATCAAGACCATGAATAGCCTTCAAGTCCTGAGCCAATTCCATTGTATACTCGGCCTTTAGAGCGCGAGAACGGGCTGTTACAGTAACCTTTTCGATACTGAAACCCATTTCGTGGAAAACGCCGCCGGCGTCAGCACCTAAAACTTCGGACTGTGCAGTTGTCATACCAAACCCGGTGTTGTAGTTGTTAGGAGAAGTCAACGGACTGGTATTGGTATCACCGGGAATTGAACCAACAAACTTCTGACCGAAAGTGTTGGCACCTGTAACAACAGATGAAAATGTGGTATCAACTTCGTTATAGAAAGTCTCCGTGCCGGCACGGGTGTTACCGATAGCAGATGTATTGCCAAGGGCAGCAGTATTACCATAACGTGAACGCATGGCGAAAATCAAACCAGTAGGACCAGTCATAGGCTGAGTGCCAGCAATATCATATGCAATCAAATTAGGCATACTTCTGCGAACTAGACTGATAAGAACCGGATCAAATGTATCAATTGGACCAGCGCCGGCAGTTGAAGAAGATGCACCCATGCCATTCATGGCACCGCCAGATGTGGTTTCCATAAGGCGCTGGGGATTACCCTGAGCAGCTTCCTCTAGACAAGCCTTCTCGGTGTTTTCCAAAACAATTGCAGTAATAGAACGTCTATGAGCATCCTTAATAGGAGCCAAGTCAGGATGACTTAGAACTGGTGCCCACTTCTTCTGAATTTCTTCTCTCAAAAACATTACTTTTCCCTTTCTTTGAGGTTTTTATTATTTATAAAAATTTAATTCTTTAGATTTCTTGACATAGCCTGAGCGTATCTGGCAGTATATGGTTCTGTAACAGACTCATTTACTGTGCTTGCTGATTCACCAGTCTCAAATGTTTCTTCATCTAAGTTAGTTGTTATAGGGGCCTTCTTCTTATTGAAATATGTTTCCTTGACTACTGATAACTTTGATCTATAGGAATCAAGATCACCATCAAAACTTACACCCTCTGCCAATGCAGAAAACTTTTCTGATTGCAAGAGATTCAAATCTTCAGATAGTTCACCAATCAATGAAACTCTTTCTGATTCGGCAATAACTTCTTTTAGCTTTGAATTTTGAGCAATGGCTTCATCCAATGATGATTCTAGCTTTTCTACCTTAATGGCCAAGGATTCTACTACATCAATCTTTTCTTCGGGCATTTCTATGTAGTGTTCACTGAACAGATTCTTTAATCCACCAATAAATTCTTCCATAATTTCATTGCGTAGTGATGATTCTACTGCAACTCTATTTTCTTCTAGCCACTTTTCGACAACGTAATCCAGATAGGTATCAAGATTCTTTTCAATATCTTCTTTAATCGAAACTAACTTTTCCTCAAAGAGATTTTCATAGTCTTCCTCTAGTCTAGCCAATTCCAATGTAACGCGAGCATTAACGCCAGCCTCAAATAGAGTGGTTGCCTTTTCCTTGAATTCCTCTGATAGTTCCTCACTACCAAACATATCCTCTACATCCTCCCTGACAGATGCTAGAGGATTATTCTTATGGTCTAGCTTGGGCATACCATCCTTAACATTTGATCCACCACCAACAGCATAAGACGGTTTTGCCTTGACTGTGGCCTGATTATTGCCATCATTTGCAGATGACGGTAGACTTGATGCTTCTTTACCAATCAAAGCCATGGCATCGGTATACCACTTGGTTAGATCATCTTTCTTCATTGAGTGCATGGCACCAATGACAGATTTAATGGCCTCAATCTTTGATTTGGGGTCTGAGCCTACTGGACGAGAATTTGCCTTTAGTGTCTCAGATGCAATTGATTCTGTAACTGTTTCTTCTTTTTGCATTGATTTCTTTCCTGATCTTTTTGCCATCATATTGACCTGGGCTTTAGCTGTATCATGTGCATCATTTGCATCACTATGAAAACTATCGGCATCGGTAAGATGCTTACCACCTTCGAAATACTTTACAACATGTTCATTCCATTCCGGGTCTTTATAGACCTTAGCACTATGAACACCGTTATCATGATTGTAGGTGTTTAATAAACGTCTAGCTTCCTCTAGTGTTTCAACTTCTTCGCCCATCGCCTTATCAATGGCTTTTTGACCATATTCTTGTCTTTTAGATGCCTTTCTACCTAAAGTAGTGGCCTTATCTTTATCGCCTGAAATGGCCTGTCTTACAGCAGATGCACCGGAAGTGTCCTTCATTGCGGCCTTGGCATAATTTGCATATGTCTTTTTATTTAATTCATCAAGAACGACATATTCTTGTCTTTCGGACTCTGACAATGAATCATATTCCTCTTGAGAAATGATATTCTTTTCCATATTGATTGTCTCCCAATTTTTATTATTTATAAAATATTAGTCTTTGATGATAGACTATTCATAAACGATTCAAATACTCGTATTTTATTAGCCTCAAATTCTTTATTGTTCATATTTCTCATTGACTTACGAGATTCATGTAGACTTTCTTGATACCAAGTATCTTTAGTTGCGTCATAAATCCAACTTACGTTTTCCATAATACCATTTACAAAAGCATTGGGAGCAGATGGATCAGCAACAATATCAGCCGCAGTTGCAAGATGAAAATCTTCTTGTACTTCCATGATACCGCTACGATTTGGTTTTAATGAACCCAATCCACGAGAAGATACACCTAATGAGGCGCCCGAAAGTAATAATCCTTTGGCGATATTACCCATTGGTGTTTCAGTTAAAAGAGCCTTACCAATAAAATTAGTACCATTCTGTTTTAATTCGGTAATGATATGTGAAACTCTATCTAAATTAATCTTAGGAGTATCGGGATGACCTAATTCACCATATGCACGCTTGGGGATAACATGTGTTGTATTATACTTGTCTACGGCGGATTCCATCACATTTAATGGATAACATCTACCATTTCTATTAGGAACCTCTGCCTGCATGAATATACCCTTGATATAGTGTTTCTTTTCACCACTTTCCTTGGCCTCTGTGATATATTCTACTTCCTCGGTTAACTCTCTAATCATAAGCATTGGAATTTTATCCTCTATATGCGGATGGGGTTGCTTGTACTGCCACATTAGATGATAAAGTATCTGTTGGATTTTTACTTACAAAAATCCATTGATTTGCTGGTAGAACAAAAGATGCATATTGAGTAGAACCGGCAGTATAAACATTTATTTGTGCGGCGGCAGATGCAGAAATATAAACAAGAGTTGCATTACTCAAAACATTTGCTGTGGTCAATGAAACTACATTTGATGTTGGCTTTAGAATATTCATTTTTATACGTTTCTCCACACATCAACCGAAAGGTTTGGATATGTGTTTGGAACGGAACCGGACATATCAATTCCACCATCATAAGGAGATGATTGTTCATTTTCCTGATGATTTCCATAAATCATGTAATCATGTACGGATGATACATTTTCCTTGGCAACGGCAATCTTGGCTTGTACCCACGGTTCAACAACCTGACTATCTGATAGTTGCATTACCAAATGCAATGCTTTATTAGCCAATGCTCTTAATTCAGTCTTAGTCATTTCTGCTGATTCATCACCATCCGCAGTATGCGTTTCATTAATAGAATTGTCTGATTCCGAAACATTCTTCTTAAATGCTTTCAAGGACTTACCAGACTTTTTTCCGCCATGATCGGAACACATGCAATCATCTGGATCATTACTACATGAACTGGATGACTCATATACTTGCTTGCTATGTTCTGGATCACGCCCATGTTTATTTTCCTTGGCGTTTTTTAGAACATATTTAGTAGTTGACTTATAAGGTTGCTCCTCATTGCCCACACGATCAGAATGTTTTTCGACTGTATGTTTCTTTACGAAATTTTGTTCGCCCTCGGCCTTTGGAGCATAATCCACACCCGGATCACTACCAGTTGATCCATCTTCTACCTTTGATTTCTTAACTCCATTAAGGACTTCTTTAAAACTCTTCGCCATCTGTTTCTTCCTCTGAATTTGATTCGATTTCATAATCATCAACCGGCGCAAACATTGACTTGGCAATTTCCATTTTTGCATTTTGAATAGTATTATTTATTCTTGGCGTAATGATTTCATGAAATGCCATTTCAAAGTCAACGGGCTTTTGATTTGAACTGAAATTCATAAGATCGGATAAACGATATTCAATCTCTGTCATTTTTTTTACCTCACCTATTCTTGGCTAATATCTGAAGGGCAGACCTATATTTGGTTCTATCCTGCGGACTACGATTTTTCGGACCCTTGGCTTTCATTTGTTTAACGATGATCATGGCCTCTCTCATTTTTTCACTTCTTGCCGATTTTTCTACATCGCTTTCATTTTCTTTATTTTGACTTTTTGTTTGACTTGCAGTTGGGGTTGGTCTTTCCATTGGTTCTAATGGCTTCGGGCCACCATCACCACCAGCGCCACTTTCATCGCCCATTCCATACATCATTCCATTATTTATCATAGGGTTAACCCAGCGAGGATCACCAGATTCCTCCTCGACTTCAATCTCAAAATCTTGCTCCTCGATTTCCTCATCTGATTGATTTAGAATATTCTTTCTAACCCAATTGAATGAATAATACTTACCAACAATACCACTCTGTTCAATACTAGCAAGCAACTGTGTTCTATTTTGATAAATTTCGGAATTTTTTAGTTCTGTGAAATAATTATCACGGGCATAGTTATACTTAACATGGGGGGCAATCTGTTGCCAATCTTCGATTGACATGATACCCTTTAGAACGATTTGCTTTTCTAAGATTTCCGTGAAAAGATTTGCAAAACGATTACGAACTCTGGTGATGAATTTCGCAAATTTCACTTCATCACGAGTAACCTCTGTTGCTCTACCTAATGAAAATAGAGCATCCGAATTAAGACGGTTTACAGGAACATTCAATGTCTGATATAATTTCTTTTGAAAATAAAGAACATCATCCATTTCTCCTAGAGTTTGACCTCCGGGTAATGTAGTAACTTCAGTACCACGACCGCCTTCTCTACGGGGCAACCAATAATCTTCTAGCATTGTCATAAAACGTCTATCATCTTTTACTTCACCGGATTCTGCATTATAGATCAAACGGTTTTTATGTTTAACCATAATATCTCTAACGTATTGTTCTGCTTTCATTTTTGGTAGATTACCGACATCAATATACCAAATACGGCGTTCGGGCGCTCTACTGTTGTGAACAACAATGCCATTTGCAATAAAATTATGCTTTACATGTTCAACTTCCAAGTCAAACATTTCCTCAAAACCACAATCTATAACATCGGTTATTTTTTCAAATCTAGAAAGATTATTCTCCGATATGAAAACTGTCCAAGACTCTGTTTCCGGTATGGTTCTAAAATCATTGCCGAATTTACGAGTTTGTGTATTTTTAATTCTATGTCTAATATGACCAGATGTAAGTCCAATACTGGTCCATAATTCCTTAATATCTTCCACCAGCATTTTGTTACATAATTCTATTTCACTCTGAAAAACACCAGTTTTTGAAATACTATTGTGACCATCTGCATCACACAGACCTTTAATGAAAGCCGTTTTTATACTATTTGATGCATACCAAATCCAAGATGGAAATCTTTTTGTTTTGGCATTACCAACAAATCCAAGAGACTGTAATAGTTCTGCACCCATGGTATTTGAACAATACCAATTGCTATACTTTCTTGTCGATGAATTTACTCTATTACAATTACCAAAATACTTCTTTATTATATCTGCATAGTATAGATTTTGTTCCTCATCTACGCCCTCGGTAAACATAATTCTATGATTAGAAATGCAACCATCACCAATCAAAAATCCAAAAAGACGGGCAAAATCCTCATCAATATATTGAGGTAAATTTACCTGATTTAGATGATATTTTTCTTTCTTTACATCCAAGATAGCAACATCTTTTGAATTGATGCTCTTTAGAATTATGTTTGCTGTTTCTTCGGGGCAGTATTGTGATCCATACAGAAAGTTTCTTACGGTAGACTTTCTAATATTATTCTGTATGGATATATTCTCAATAAACTTTTCTTTATTTTCTATATTTTTCGTAGACCAGATTTCATGGTTTAACAATTTAACCACATTCTGTCTATTATCCACCAACTTGATTTGTGCATCACTATCTTCTGGTTTTTCAAAAACAAATGAGTATTTGCCAGGAATAATATCCTTAACATCAACATACTCTACAGTCTTTGTATTCAAATTTAAAACAAGAATAGGATGAGATTCATTTCCCTTTACAGAAAAATGTTTTGACTTAACCTCAAATGCTTTCTTATAACCTGTGGTCCAAGAATTATTAACCTTAGTTTCTTCAAGACCATTTAAAGTGAATGAGTATACTTCATCGTTTTCTTGAATATCCTTAATATACTTCCATCCAGAAGTTGTTTTAACTCTGGTATCACCTGTCAAGCACAATCTATAGATTACTAAGGCATCTTCCAATGTTCTAAGTTGATTTAATGCCTTGATTGCTTTATGTAAATATGAAAGAACCATCGTTCCTTGCGTATCGGTCAAACCAGATACCACATGAACGATTGAATCTTTGGCAATTTTAATTCCTGTTGTGGATGGGCCTACAGTCTTATTACCATAGTTAAATCCCTTATCAGAAAACATATAGTATTCATTTTGTACCTTGGGAACAACAGCAACGGTACTATCACCACCCGGCACTCTTACTTTGGCGATTTCTCTTACTTTTCTAATTTTTCGTGGATCAACATATCGTAATTCTTTAATTCCCTCTTTAGGATTCTTGGGATCAATAATGACATGATAATATAGTCTGCCGTCAATATACCAGCGGCGGAATATGTCATATGATTGTTTGTTGAATTTTAGTATTGAAAGAGTATTTTTAAATTCCTCGATAATAGCATTTTTGACTTTATCTGATAGATCATCAACATCATTTAGATTGATTGTGATGATCTTGTCTTCTGCTATTTCGATTGCTTCATTAATGATTTCATCTACCGCCGAATCAATCTCGGGATGTAATGACATTTCTCTATATTTTGTTACTAATTCTGCCTCTGTTCTAACAGTACCATCAAGATCAATGTAAGTACCATATGCAGCGGCGGCTGAAATGACTACGGCACCATCATCTGACTCTTTTGGAGCAAATGATGGTGCAACTTCTTCCGGCTTTACTCTTTTAATTTCAAAACCAAATAATCCTGCCATATTATATTAATCCAATTGTTATTCTATTAGGCGCTAGCGTTGATATCAATCAATGTTCCATTATTTAGTACAACTGGTTCAAAATAATCGTATGAAAATCTAACATCAAATGTTTGAATTTGATTGGTTAAATCCCAATCCAATCTCATATCACCAACATCATTGGGGAACATATTGATGATGTTATAAGCCTTTATAACATTACCAGATTTACTAAATTGTTCAATGGTTGCTGTACCCTTGTATGTATTTCCGGGTGTCAACTTAATGTTACCAACAATACTATTAATACTGTTGTGCCACGCTTCAAAAAGATCACGAGTCACGAAATCTTCATCAAGCATAACGGTTGCGTTCCAATCATCAAATGTTCTATCTCCAGCCAATTTAATATCTCTACCGAAATATCCTACATTGACTGCACCAATTTTTGATGCCGGGGCGGATGTGGCGCGGCAAGTAAAAACCAGCTTGGCGATAGAGTCAGGAACAATACCACGAATTCCTGGGGGTACGCCCATCGTAACGCGGAAAAGCGAGGGCCGGGCGCCTCCAAGAGGTAAACCATTACTGATAAATTCATTGATATTAAAAGCCATTTGTTGCGACTCCTTTTTTTATATTTATTAGAAACGGCCAATGATTGTATTGAAATCAACGCCGGTTCTGGCAGCCACAAAGTTAAGTTGAATGTAATTAATAGAACGATTTGGCTTAATATAAATATCACCCCAAAATTCGCCACGATCAATTCTCTCTGGTGTATTATTTGTGGTATCGCAAACAACAGCAAATTCCAAGAGTCCACGTCTAGCTTGCACATCACGCAAATAAGGTGTAACTAGATTTTTAAATTGCGCCCTGGTAAAATCATCGTTGAATTCAAATAGTGAAGATTGAGCGGCGGTAGAAATTGACTTTTCAAGAACAATGAACAATCTACGAACATTTACATGATCAAATGCAGAAGTCTTTAGAGTTGTAGTCTTATCGCCATTCAAATATGTACCTTGACCAGGGGCAGATATAACAGGGTTGACCGAATTCTTATAAAGAACATTCATATCGGTTCTTGAAGGATTCCAGCGTAGCTTAATTACATTTTTGATTTGACCACGATTGGTCCCGGCAAATGACCACCAAGCATCATTGGTATACTCTGTTCTGGCAGCTAGACCGGCAATATCACCATTCAAAGGTACATAACGATAAACGTCATTGTAACGATCATATTGATACTTATAACCACTATCCATGAAGGCATAGGTTGTATCGGTTAGTGATGCTCTCCAGTTTACGATTGATTGTGCCTCAACACCTATATTACCGGAAACAACACTATCGGGTGGGGTAATGAATACCACGCAATCCTTGCGAACTTCGGCAATATTATC